TCGTGCGCAGTGACATCGATCACCTCCATATCGCCATCCAGACCGGAAATCTCCGTCACATTCGCCACCGCCGTCGGCGCCGTCCCCGTACCAAACGCAATCGTAGTCCCAAACGCTGCCTTGCCTGCCATCGTCTATCCCTCCTGATACTGAATCAAAAAATCAAGCGCCACCCCAAAGCGGCCTGCTTCCGCATCGGTCACATCCCGCTCGCCAACACACAGACACGCCTCGATCGTACTGGCGCCCATAGCGCCCGTCTCCCCATCCAACCGGCTGCGCACCGCCTGCGCCACCGTCGCCGCACCCAGCGGCAGCGTCGCCCAGGCCGTAATCTGTAGCCGCACGCGTGGCAACCCGTCGGCGCCGTCCAGGCCGTGCAAACGCCGCGTATCCACCCGCTGAAAGACAAGCGCCGGCAGCGTCGGCGTTTGCGGCAGCTTCCTGGGATACATACGCGTCCCCACCAGCGTCGCCACCTCGTCACCTGCCAGCAAATACGTGCGCACATCCTCTTCCATCTGCACTCCAAAAAATGCGAAAAATTCAACCTACCCCGAACAACCCAACTTCGTCCCACAATTCATTCTTGTCCGTCGATCAAATCGACTGCACAAACCGCCGCACTGCATCCTCAATCGCCGCCACAATCTCGCCCTCGTGCTCATCCACCGCCGGGCGCAGATAGGGACGAGCCGCCATGCGGCTGGTGCCAAACTCCAGATGTTCAGCATACTCTGCACTTGCGCTTACAATCGCCTGTTCCGGCGTGACTTCTTCAATCTGGATTGAATTGTACAGATTGCTATAGTCGACTGCAGGCGCTTCCCCGGGCGCGCTGGCGCGATGGGATTTCCCGCCACGCGAATAGAGCTGGCCCGATTTGCCGCCTTCGGCCATGGATGTTTTCACATACGTCTCGACAACACGGGCGCCGGCCTCCAGCCCATCCTGCTGCGCCTGGCGCCGTTCAGCTCCACGCAGCCGATTCAGCGCCCGCCGCAGTTCAGCGGTTCCCTGCAAGCGAACAGAAATATCGGGCATCAGCTCACCTCCACCAGGCGCACAACCACCGCCGTCGGCCCTCGCTCCACTGGCCCGTCAATCCCAAAAACGAGAGGAGACGCCAGCGCCTCACCGTGGCGATGCGTAATCATGATCGAGTCCTGCGCCGTCAAACCCTCGCCGTCGGCCAGCGCCAGGCGCACAACCGCCTGCGCAACGACCACCGTCCCATCGGCCCGTCGCCGCTCCTTCTGCCTGGCACCCGTCACGTCCAGCCCGCAGGCCACGCCCGTGCGCTCTGTCCAGCCGGCGACTTCGCTGCCAAACGCATCAACCGTCGGCGCCCATATCCGCAGCGTACACCTATCCTGCATGGCGGCGCTCTGCGCACTGCGCATCGCTGCCAGATCTGCGGCAGTCAACATCGTCATTTGCTCCGCTTGCGCTTGGGCGCTTCATTCGGGATCTCAATAAATTCTCGGATGGCACTGTCGTGGTCGGTGACGTCGACTAGCTTGTGACCTGGAGCAGGCGCAGGTTGTGCGCCGGGTGGCAAAACGACCGTTTCGTCGTTGATCCTGATCGTCACACGCTCTATCGCCACACGCTCTGCAGGGGTGGGCATCTCCTCCCAACCCGCCCGTAGCAAAATAGAGCGGCGCACAGCTTCACTCGCCAGAATCTCCTGGGTTGCGCCCGTCGCCGGGTCGCGCATCCAAATAAATTCCATCACGTCACCGCCTGCAGGTTGAGCACCTCATAGACATATTGCGCCGACACCTGGTCGTCGGCGCCGTAGCCACCGATGACAGTCACAACATGGCGCTCAACGGCCAGCGACGGTGACAGCAACGCATTGTCCGCCGGCGTCAGCGTGATCTCGACCGTGGCCGCCGGTTGCACCGCCGTATCGCCCCGGATCTGCGCACGTGTCTGCTCATCGTCGATGCGATAGACGATCGACGTCGGCGCCGCCAGCGCGCCCGCCTTATCCCGGAAACTGACCGTCAGATATGCGGTTGACTGCTCGTTGACACACTCCATGGACGCCCTGCTCCCTACTCCCTAACTCAGGGTGATGGCGACATCCACCGTCCACGTCTGCCCACTCGCCTTCGTACCCTGATCGCTCACAACTCGATTCAGATTATCAGCGGCGTCACTGTTCCCGTTGGCGACGCTGAACTCCTGCCAGGCAAAATTGGCCACTGCGCTGCCAAAGACCGCCCGCCACGTCACCGTCTGGTTCGTGCGGCTCGGATAGCCGGACTCCATGCCGGCGTAAGCCTTGTTGGTCGATGCCTGCAACCCCGTTTGCGTCGCTGCGGCCGCGGTGCTGCTGTCTCCCACGCCGATATAAGCGTTCGCATTCCCAAAATTCGTCGGCGTCCCACTGGCGATGACCAAATCCAACAACTCGGCGATCCCCTCATTGAGCAGCAAATTGCCGTCGATCACCGACTCGCCCGGCATCTCCCGCCCCTCAGCATCGACGAGCGGCGTCGGCGTCCCGGCTTGGTACGCAGCGTCATCCGCAAAACGCCGGATTAACCACTCTGTTCGATAAAATGCCTTATCTCGCATCATTGCCTCCTACTGATTCCAGCCAAACTCAATCTCACGCTGCGTCAGACCAAACGAAACCGCTGGCGTCAGCGCCAAAAATCCTATCCCACGCTGCGTCAGGCCAAACGAAACCGACCGGGTCAGCCACGCAAATGCTACCGAGCGCCGGCGCACCGCAAAGACAATCGTCACAATGCGCACTGCAGCATCAAAACCAACGGCCACATCGACGCCGGCGCCCATCTCGGTCACCGACAGCACCGCCGACACCGCACCAAGCACCACAGCCGCCTGTCCGCTGTCCGTCACTGGCACACTGACCACGATATCGCCGACGCCATCGACCGCGGCCGCCGCCTCACTCACAGCGACCAGCACACTCGCCAGCAGCCCATCGACGCCCACCGCACCATCGCTCAGCGCCAGCGCAACCTGCGCCGCCGTCGCCTCGCTGCCCGTTCCGGCGTCTGTCACCAACAGCGGGTCAAACGTCACCCCAATCGACTCGGCGCCCGTCGCCATCTCGAAGAGCGCAATCAGCGTGGACGACAACACGGCGATCGCTGTCTGGCCGGCGCCACTGTCCGTCACTGCCAGCGACGCCAGCACCGCCGGCGTTTCAATCCCGCTTGCCACATCGTCGACCGCCAGCGTAATCGTCATGCTCAGCGATTCCCCGCCGGTGGCGAGTTCTGTCACACCAATCTGTACGGCTGGAACCAACACGGCGTCAGTTCCGGCGCCGCTGTCGGCGATACGCTTCAACGCTTCAGTCAACAGATGCAGCGCATCCACCGCCGCCCCACTGTCAGCCAGCGCCAGCACCACGCTGACCGCCTGGCCATCCGTCGCCCCTGCGCCATCCAACACCCGTAATGCGACCAATGGTGACGCAATCGCATCCACCCCGGCGCCGCTGTCGGCGATACTCTTCATCGCTTCAGACAGCACATTGATTGCAGCTTCTGCGCTGCCAGCGTCGGCCACGGTCACCGCCACCGCCACGGCCTGCGCTTCGCCAGCAGCACCGGTATCGGCAATGTTGATGTTAGCCGTGATACTTCGAAGAGAGTCGGCCCCGACGCTGCTGTCAGCAAGTGCGACCAGAATCAGGCCCAGCACCGCATCGATGCCGCCGCCCGTGTCGGCAACCGTCAACGTCGCCGTAATCGCCTGGCTGTCACTCCCGACGCCGGCATCCGACACCGGTACGCTTGCCGTCACATTCCCCGGCGCATCCACCGCTGCCCCACTCTCGGCCAGCGCCAGCGCCGCCAGCACCTGAGCCAGCATATCAGCCCCGGCCCCGGCATCAGCGGTCGGTACGCTTGCCTCCCCGCCAAACACCTCCGAGCCAGCGCCGCCGTCGAACAACCCCAGGGTCACACCAAGCTGCGCCAACGCATCCGCACCGCCGCCCGTGTCGTTCACCGAAACCGAAACGCCGCTGGCAATATCGCCGGCGGCAAAATCATCGAACGTAACCGTGCCGCCGTAGGTGACAAGCATGGCGCCGCCCGTCGTATACGTGCTGTCCGTCCACTGTGCCAACTGGCTGTTGTTGAGCAGTACCGTGATCGTGCTACCGTCCGCCCTCACCTCAATCGTGTAGTTGGTGTTGGCGGCGCATGTGCCCCCCAGCCCTACATAGCCAGCATCAGACCCGTCGGCAAACTCGATTCGGTACCACTGGTCGCCCACAAAGCCGACAATGGCGTACCCGTCGATATCCGTCAGCGCCGTGCCGGAAGAAGGACAGCGCACCAGGACCCCAAAACCCATCCCTGCCGGCGCCCGTGCCGTGACGCGGGCATAAAGATTATTCCCCGCAAACGCCGGCGTCCAACGCAGTCCCCGGTACACCCCGATCACGTTGCTCTGCGTCAACGCATTGCTGGCAATCGCCCACGTGCCGGAATTCACCGCCGTCCAGTTGCTGCCCGGCGCACCATTGGCTCGGTTGAAATTATCCGAATAGTCGGTCACAATACCGTCCCACAAGAAAGCGTTGTCGGTCGTCAAACATCATGCGTCACCACGCAGGCGTCACGGATGACGGATGACTCGTGACGCCTGATGTTTGACTCGTGACGGCTCGATCAGAACTCCCGGCTCTACTCCTCCGGCAAATTACCGATATAGCTCTCCAGCACCACCGCCCCCGCCGGCGGCGGCTCCGCTACCATCGTGAACGTGCGGCTCCGCCGCTGCGCCCGGAAGCGCCGCGCCTGCTGCACCATCTGCGCATACATCTGGCTGCGCTTGTAATCGCCGCCGTCGGCCGCAAAATCGAAGGCGCCCGCCACTGTGGCCGCCTTCTCCTCCCAAATATCCGCCGCGGCCGGGTTGATGTCCCAGGCGCCCGTCCAGGCACTATCATCCGGGGCCGCGCCGGCGGCATCGGGCAGCGGGTAGCGTTCAATGACCGCGAGCAGATCGGCGTCGCTGTAGGGCGAAGCGCCGACCTGCTCGGCGGTTAGCCGGCGTAGTTGGGCGACGAGTGCGCCTGGTACGGTTGCCATAGTTCGGTTACTTGACCAGTCCGATAACCGTGACGGTGACCGGGTTGCTGTTGCTGACGTCGGCGTAGGCGCGCAGGTAGCGACCAAAGACGGCATATTGCTGCATATCGCCGGCGTCGGCAGCGTTACTGGTGACGAAGGCAGCACCGTCGATCCAGGTGACGCCGTTGTTACTGAACTGAAGCTTCAACGTGACCGTGTTCACGTCCGTCTGGTCGATAATCCACTGCAAATCAACCTTTTCGCCGGCGATGACGGCGGCCGGCCCCCCCTCATCGGCAGTGCTCACGTTGGCGTTGAAAAGCGTCACCAGCTGCGGCGCGCCAGAGCCCGGCGTAATGCTGACCGGCGTGGGAATGGCAGCCGGGGCCGCCATCGGACCGGCGACGGCGGACGGCGTCCACAGCATAGTCAGAGCGAAGAGCAACACGGCGGGCAGCAGGACGCTGACCCAGATTGCAGTGCGTTTCATAGAAATGCTCCTTAGTTACTACAGATTGAACCTTGTTCCGACGCTCGATTGGTCGCTCGATCAGGCGGCCGGCAGCAGCACGGCGAACGGGTAGCGGGTGGCCGCCGTCGGATTGGCGCGGTTGACTGGGTTCGGCAGCTGCCAGCCGAGGCGCATCGTCACGCGCAAAGCGACCATGTCCTGCTGCGCCAGGTTGTAAATAATCGACCCGCCGGCATCCTGAATGACCGCCTGATCCAGCACCTTATACGTCACATCCTGACGGATGCTATAGAGCGCCTGCTGGAAATCGCCAGAGATGAGCAGCGAGGTGGCCGGATCGACTGCGCCATTGGTCGGAAAGTCCATGGGAATGCCGTCCATCTCATAGGGCGTGGCGGCCTGCGGCGTGCGGCTGAAGATAGGCACGCCGGTGGCGCCGTCACGCAGCCCGCGCAGCTTCGCCTTCATACTCAGCGCCGCCACGTGCCCCGTCACCGCAAACCCATCGGCCTCCACCTTGCTCAGCACCCCACCATCCGCCATGATGTCATCGTAGATATCGGCGCCCGTGCCCAGCGTCACCGCATGCCCCGCCGCCGTCGCCGCCGTCACAATCGCCGTCGGCCACGAAGAGGGCGCATTCGTCCCGTAGAGCACAGCCTGGTCGATCGCCACCCCTAGCGCCTCCAGAATCAGCGGGCGCAGCTCACCCCACACATCGTACTCCGCGTCGTCGAGCACAGCTTCGGGAATTGGCACAATGGCCGCAAGTTCCTCGGCTTCGATATACTTGTTCTCCCACTGCGCCTTCGTCGTCTGCTTCAGGCCCGTGTCGCCGTTGACAAAATACGCGCTCACCAGCGCCGCCAGCACCGGCATCCGGGTCTTCTTGCTACTCATGTTGGGCAGACGCCGCGCCATGCGCAGGAACACCGATTGCTGCGGGACATGCTTCACAATTTCCTGGCTTACCTGTTCGGGAATCAGCGCCTCGGCATCAGAGCGGCTGATAATACTGTTGTAGACTGGCATAGTTCGTTCCTCCTATTCAACTTTACGGCCGGTTGCGGCGCGGATGAAGGCGTTCATACTGCGGCCATCATCGACGCCGGTCTGTCTGGCGCCGGCGCCAGCGTTGGCGGGCGGCGGCGTGCGTCTAAACAACTCAGGCGCGGTAGTGCGCAGCTTGCCCCAATCGGTTTTACCCTGTTCATCAACCAATTGGGCATCGTTGGCCAGCAGCCACGCCAGGCGCAGATTGGTGACTTCGGGTGGCGCCGATTCATAGAACGCCGCTTTCCGGCTCATCCCCTCGAAATCAGCGCTCAACTTCTCCAACTGACCACGCAACTGGCTTCCCTGCTCCGCTTGCTTCGACAAATCGTCAATCTGTTTTGCCAGCGTGCGCCGCTGCGAGCGTTCGTCGGTCAAAGCGCCTTGCAGCTTGCTAATGTGTCCAGTGACCAGTTCACGGGTGTCGTCACCCTGCGTAGCCAACCATGCGTCGAACGATGCAGGCGGCGCATGCTGCTGCCCGCCCTGTTGTGTGCTGTCCTGTCCCCCGGTCTGCGCGTCGCCCACCTGGGCATCGCCCGATGCGCCCTGATTGCTCACGGAATTCTCATTCATATTTGCATTACACTCCTGGGATTGGCATCACGCCGAAGGTTGCATCACGCTGGCGTTAGGCATCACGCCGTCCGCCGTGATACCGACAAAAAAGGCGCACTTCCATCACGGAAGTGCGCCCGGTTGTCGGATACGCTATTGGTGCTTTCCGATACTATAGCACGGCTTTACGTCATTGTCTAGGAAATCAGCAATCCTGACGATCTCTACAACTTCCAATTGTCGGCGACACTGGCGCGACGCTGAGCGGCGGCCAGATCAACCTCAGCCAGCCGCGCGTAAATGCGGACAGTCTCCATCTTTTCGTGACCAAGCATCTCTTGCAACTCCAGAACGCTGCCACCATTGCGCAGAAAATTCACGGCGAAAGTATGGCGAAAGCGGTGGACAGTGACGCCCAGAACGCCGGCGCGCTGGCCAATGCGCTTCAGCGTGTCGCCTAGGTTATTGCGGTCAAGCACCCGCCCGGTTTTGGCGGCGAAGAGTGGGTCATTGGGCTGAGCGTCCGGGCGGGTGACCAGATAGCGCCATAGAGTACGGCGGCCAGACTGGCCGAGAAAGACAACGCGCTGTTTGTCTCCCTTCCCGTGCCGCACGAGCAGGCGCCCCTGTGCCTGTATATAGTCCTGCATTTGAAATCCGCATAACTCAGAGGCGCGCACGCCGGTATCGACGAGCGTTGTAATGATCGCCTGGTCGCGCAGATGCTCGGGACGCGGGCTGCGCGTGAGTTTGCCGCCGCGAGTCTGCCACGGTCGGGTCTCTCCGCAGGCGCCCAACATGGCTTTGATCTCGACCTCGCTGTAGATCTCAATCTGCGGTGAGCGATACTCTGGCTGCTGCACATGACCACGGATGATATGCTCGATATACAATTCTTTTTCCGCCCACGTGTAGAAGCTGGAAAGCGCAACCCACATATTGCAGACGGTCTTTTTGGCCAGCTTGCGCTCGTCACGTGTTTTATCGAGAAAAGTCTGAACATCAGCAGCCGTAATCGACGCTAACGGTTTGGCGCCGATGTAGGCCTCGAAGCGTGTGAAAGTAACACTATACTCCGCCACAGTGTGCGGGCTGAAGTTACTGCGCCGCGCCAGCCAATAGCCTTCGAGCGCGGCGGCAAACGTGATTTTGCGATTGGGTGATGGTTTGCGGGCCATGATTCACCGTGAGGTTTCCGGTCTTATCGACCGATAATATTTTTTGGGGCTGAAATGACCGGAGACCGCACAGCTAGGGAAAATTCCCTGTCCGTGCGGTCTCCGTCGTCGACCTGATAATTTTTGGTGGGTAAGGAGGGACTTGAACCCCCGACCTCACGGATGTGAACTACCAAAACAGAATTCTTCAACATCAGACCGCACAGCCATACTTTTTGGCTTATCCGTGAGGTTTGCGGTAAGCGAGAATGTGCAGTTGGAATCGTCCAAATGACCGACAACGACAGACACCGGCGCCCTTGTCGGTCGATGTCGTTCCTTACGGGCCGTGCGGTTGCCAGTGGCATAATGGGCCGTCCCGTCGCGGCTCATCGACCGACAAGGCTTTATTATCAGTCGATGAGCGTCTTATTGTGAAGTTGATCGGGGGTGGACAAATCCTGATCATCCTCAAAAAACCTCGTCGCCGTTCAGCGGCTGAATGCGATCGCCGATGTAAAGCCAAACGCGCCGGCGCCGCGCAATTCGTTCCAATATCCACCGTCCAAAGTTGAACACAGCCGTAGCCTTGCGTATGGGCGGCCGGAGGAACGATGCAGACGGCTGGCCGCAAAGAACAGGTCGCTATTGAAAACGCAGATAAATCATCTATACTGGTCGCAGGAGGACGCACCCATGACGATAATTACCAAAGATGCGCATATCGACATCCATCTGGGCGAGCCAGGCCGGGCAAAACTGACCGTCGACAACGTGGACTTGAGCGACCTGGTCTACTGCGCAGAATTTGTGATGGAAGCGAACCACGTTGGATGCCTGGTGCTGCACTGCCGCACCAGGAATGTGACGATCCATGGCGTCGGTGACGTGGTCATCCTTCCGCCGCTGCGTTCGATCTTCGCCGATGACGAACCACTACTACAAGCCTAATTGACGCAGCATCAACGCGCTGGCAACGCTATAGTGAGTGCGCGGGTGTATTTCATGGTTTGGTGTATCCTACGGTTAGTAGTGCTAAGGGTGCTCACGTGACATGTGCTCCCAGCACAGATAAAATTGCTCAGGCGAGTAGCCGTGGCTGGTGAGCGTGCGGTTTACAGATTTTGATTTCAATCAGGTTGTGGATGTGGTTGATCCAATAGGTATCGTATGTCTGAATCTCGCAGACGGCGCCGATATGCTGGTTGATCCAGGTGGCGGTCGCCAGATGGAGGGCATCGTTCGGTGAGAGTTTTGTAAATTTATTGTCGACGGCCTGGCGCAGTAGTTGGCGCGCCTGGATGAGCAGGTATTGGTGGATGTCAACGAGTTCAATGTGAGGCGAGCGCCAGAAAGCATCGATTTTCTCGGCGTGTTCGGCGGTGATGGGCCGGGCCGGGCCGTGACCGTCTGCGAACGCAACTTCGAGGATGCTGATGCTGGAGGTAACGATCCGGCGGTTCCGGTCCTTTTCGACCTCGGCAAGGATGGCATCGAGGATGGGGGCGCGGTCGGGAATGGCGCCGTGATAGGAACTGAACACGCACGCGTCCCAGTAGATATACTCGAACTTAGCTGACACTTCTCCACCGCCTGATGTTCTCTTCGGGAAATTCGTCGCCGTGCTGCCAGGGGATCGCTCCACGGGCGCGCCGAAAGTCGCCCAGCGGTTGATCGTCCACTTCTACGTTGGTTATATTGCGCACGCGGATAGGGCGGCCATCGTCGGCGCGCCGGACAACGACGCCGGTGACGGCGACACGTTTGCCCCAGATAGAGCGGGCAATTTGCTCGTTCTCTCTCGTGAGATAGCAGGCGATGGCTTTATCGAAAAGCGAATCGTATAGAGTGAATTGCAGGCGTGGGCGTTTGGCGATGGCGCCCACTTCACCGCAGATGGTGCCCCAGCTTGTAAGCCACTGCGCCTGTTGTTCGACCTGTTCTGCAGTGACGCAGCTGGTGATGTTCCGCACAGGTGCATTGTCGATGGAGAAGGCGATCCCCGTGATGCAGCCGTTAAGCAGTCTGGTCAGAGCGTAGGCTGACTGCTGGATGGCGCGGCCAAACGGCACGGGATCGTGACGATAAAGGGCTTCGCTGAGGGCGTCATAGCCACGGACAGCGCGCTCGACGGCGGCAAAATCGTCCGATTGAGCGCGCACCTGAATGATGGCGGATCCGGCATGCAGTTTGCTGATATCCCAATCAATGGCATCGGCAACCCCGGCAACCTCGGCGGTAAGTTCGGTTACGAGCGTATTGAAGTGCCTGATTGCAGTAGCAAACAGTTTCAGCGGAATGTTTTCACCAAAAAGATTGAGTGTCAGCGTGTCGTTCATCATGTCACCTCGCATCCAGATAGAGCCCTCCATCTATCTGCGAGTATATCCTGTTATCGTCCCACCCTGCCGGACAATTCGCCAGCAATTACTGTGCCTTGGCGCGCAGCTTTTCGATTTGTTCGATAATAGCCCGCCCGGTTGTTTGGTTTGCATGACGTTCGGTCTCAATAGCCAAACGTACTTCGCAAACCCGAATGGCATTCTGGTAGTCCTTGCGCTTGGTGTAAATAATTCGTAGACGCTCGTATGGGTGCGTGCCTATGAAGCGATCGACGAGATTGGCTTCATAAAGCGGAATAGCCTGGTCAACTTTTCCTCGCTTCTCCAGGTCTTTCCCCTTCAAATTGCGATCGACCATGACGGTCAAAATGGCACTCTCCGCTTCTGCCCTTGCCTGGAGGTCAGGAAGGCTTTTTAGCTTCATGGCCATGAGATGATTCCAGATCGCTTGACGAGGAACGCCTCGCTTCAACTCGTGGTCGACAATTGATTGAAAGTGCTTACAGGCAGAGAGAGACGCCAGACGCTAGCCACAACTCACGCAGGAGAGACGCCACCGTCCATTATCGTTTCAACTTTATAATTATAAAGTTGAAACGATAATGGACGGTGGCGTCTCTTTTTTTTTTACGCTGCGAAGTTTCGCAGACGCACGCAGCCTGTAACAAAAATTGCGAAGGTTCTACCTCTGGTAGATACAGCTGCTGCAGGAGAAACCTGGCTACCTGGTACGTAACAAAAATTGCGACAAAAGAACGTCCCTGCCTAGCGACAGGGACAATGCACCTGCTACGGTGGCAAGTTTTGGCGGCGGCGAGTTCTTCATCACTTGTGCTGGGCAGAGACCGCTTTTTCTTTTTCCAAGGCCACATGTCGGATACTCCGAGGGTAGATCGGGCTCGTTTTCGACGATGCCAATTCACGGTCACAGATCTAACTGACGCGCATGAGGGCGCCGGCGTTGCGGTTCATGGCGCCCCTTCCTCCCCTTCCTCTCCCCCACCAATAATCCGGGGCGTCCGCGCCTTCCGCAACATCCCCATCATATCCAACACCAACGTGCGCTGCGTCTCGTCCAGCCCGGCCCAGATATCCAACACCTTCGCCTGCTCCGCCGACAACACCAGCGGGCCCGCCTCTTCCAGCCCCAACAGGTAATCCGCACTGGTGTGGTAGCGCCTCGCTAGCCGCGCAAGCAATGACCACGTGTTTGGTTGGTTCCTCCCACGCTCAAGATCGGACAGGTATTGGGGAGTAACACCTTCATACTCTCCTACCTGCCCCAGGGTGAGACCAGCACGCTGTCTTGTTTCCCTCAGACGCTCGCCAACGTTCATTTCTCAATGATATGACATTTTGTTAGCTATTTGTTGAATTGTAAAGGGGAAAGCTATTGACAAGTATAAGCAAATGACTTAATATACGCATACAATATAAGTTATTTACTGATTACCCTATGTTCAGCGTCGCCGGATGGTCGGAAGCCGGTTTGGCCCACGGGACACCGACACCGTGTCTTGCCGTAGAGCCATCTACAGACAAGAGCCTCTTCCGTCCATCCGGGGGATCTGAACCCCATAAATCAGTCCGGGCCTGTGCGCCCGCCCGCACAGGCCCCAAGATCGACCGCCGCTTCAGCCTCGCAGGCTGGCCGGAAGGAACCCACCGATGCGATCCGCCGCATCGACCCCGTTCCGGCCAGCCTGGGGCGCTGAAGCCGCAAACTCAACCATCCGTGAAGCGTTCGCTCGATAGGCTTCAGCGCTCCACCATCGATCAAGGAGGATCAATCCATGAGCATGACCAAAAGCATGACCGCCTGGATACGCCTCGTGGCAACTGAACAGGACCGCCGCATGCTCGAACAAATCAGCCAGCGCAACGGCGACGCCGGCTTCTCTGCCACCGTCCGCCGCCTCATCCGTGAAGAAGCGGGCCGGCTCGGCATCGATCAACCCGTCGCCCAACCCGCCACACAGCCGGCGCGTCGCCAGGAAACACAGCCATGAGCAAACTCGACGCCATCGCCACCGACATGCGCGCCATGCTCGCAGCCACCGGCGCACGCTACGTCCATCGTCGCCTCAACCGCGGCCTCGAACTCGTCCTCGAACGCCGCGAACGAGGCTATCGGCTCGCCCTTGGCCGCACCGATGCGCCGCCCAGCGAAACCGAAATCGAAGTCTGCCTGCGCGCCTTTGCCGCGCCTCCCGACATCGAACCCATGCGCACCCACAAAGAACGGCGCGGCAAAAGCGGCCCCGTCTGCTACCACGTGGCCGAATTCTTTTGGAGTGAACTGAACTAAAACAACCCGCCAACGGAAACAGACCGTAAAAGCGGCGTGTGGGGCGCCGCTCTCTTTTTTGCACCCTTTTTCCGGATAGACAGGAGCACCACCATGAACGAAATGACCCGCTGGACACCCACCGCCATCGAAACCATCACCGTCGATACCGACGACGCCATCATCGTCGCAGAACAGACGCCGCCCACCCGCCAATCTGCCGCCCACTTCGCCCAGGCACTCCTCCAGGCGCAACTCGCCAACGACGAATGGATGGCCGTCCAGTGGTCCAACCTCCACGAAGATTGGCTCGACTTCGTAACCGCCAAACGCTCCGGCTCACCGCACACCCTGCGCAACTACCGCCTCGCCACCCGCCAATGGCGTGCATACGTCGCCACCCTCCGCCAGGAAAGCGGCCCCGACGCCGGCTTCCCCGTCAAACTCTGGCAGGTGGACGCCGGTCACGTCCGCCAATGGCAGGCGCACCTCGCCGCAGCCGGCGCCGGCCCCGCTACCATCAACCTCAAACTCTCCGCCGTCAGCAGCTTCTACTCCTTCGTCATCAACGAACGCCGCATGGTGGGCGGTGTCGAAATGAGCCTCTTCAGCGACATGCTGGGCAACCCACGCGCCAACCCCTTCCGCTTCGGCAACGTCCAACGCCCCAAAACCAGCAGCGAAAGCGCACGCGCACGCCCCCTCCAGCCCGCAGAGATCGGCAAACTCTTCGCCTGGCTCACCAAACGACAACAAACCCTCACCGGCGCCCGCAACTACGCCCTCCTCCTCACCTACGCCGAAACCGGCTTCCGCAACGCCGAAGTCACCCGCATGCAATGGAAACACATCCGCCCCAGCCGCTCCCAGCACGACCGCATCATCTACGCCTGGCAGGGCAAAGGCGGCAAAACCGAAGATGAACCCCTCCCCGAAATCGTCTGGCATGCCATCGTTCACTACCTCGAAAAAGACGGCCGCTGGCTGCCCGGCCAGCCCCTGCACGAACAGCCCCTCCAACCCGACGACTACATCTTCCGCGCCGTCACCCACAAAGGCACCCGCAACCTCAACCACGTCGAAGACGCCGACCCCACCAGCCCCATCTCCGGCAAAACCGCCCTGCGCATCTTTCGCAGCGCCCTCCGCCGCGCCGGCATCGACAACGCACAGCAATACCGCATCCACGACCTTCGCCACACCTGGGCCCTACGCATGCTCGCCAGCGGCGCCCACGAAAACGAAATCCGCCTCCGCGCCCACCACAGCAGCCTGGAAACCACCAGCCGCTACCTCTCCAGCCTCAAACAAAAAGCCAAAGACCGCAAAGACCACCGAAGCGGACAAATGGCCGTCCAACTGCGCGCCTTCGCCGACGGCGACGCCCCAGCCAGTTGGGAAGACGCCATCGAACGCTAGCTAAACCATTTCACACCAAGGAGCATCACCATGACCACCAACAACGTCCAGACCACCAGAGCCAAAACCCTCCTGGCCCACTACCTCAAATTCGGGCTGGAGGCTGCCGGCTATCGCTGGGACGGCGACAACAACGCCGAAGTGGCAGACATCGTCGACAACATCATAGAGGCCGCCGGCCAGACAGTAGCCGACGTCATCCTTGCGGCCACCCCCGCCCAGCCCGCCCAGCCAGAAGTCGCACCGCCGGCCGACGCCAGCGACATGCTGCGCCAGGCGCAGGAATCGCTTGATGCTTACGAACGCTCACACGCCGAAGCCGAGGAGCACAACCGCCACGAGCGCACCTTTCAGCGCAGCGTAGCACAGAGCAACGCCATCTACTACGCACATCAGGCGCAGATGCGCAGCGCCATCGCCAATGCCGACGCGCTGACCCGCATCGCCAGCAGTCTGGAATGGCTTTGCGGCTTCATGTCTGCGCCGAAACCGCCGTCCGCCGAAGAGCGGGCGACCTTCTGGGACGACTGACCAATACCGACCGACAACAAACCCTTATCACTCGAACGGAGCATCGCCCAATGAACATCAACACCATCAGAGCCAAATACCACAAAGCCATCGACCGCCACGGCGACCTCATCAGCGCCGACGCCGCCGAACTCCTCATCGACCTCGCCCTCGACGACATCAACGAGGCCATCGCAGCAGCAGGCAGCCAGCTACCGGATCGGACCGACCTCAGCCGCTGGCTGGAACAGAACGCCCCCGAACACTACGCCCGCTACCTGGACGCCACCGTCCTCTCCTCCGAACACAACACCGCCCGCTACCTGGACGCTGCAGCCCTCGCCACCCTCATCGACCAGCGCGCCGCCCTGCACACAGCGACCCTCGAACTGGCCGCCGCCATCGCCGAGCGCGACGCCGCCGACCGCGACGCCTCCTTCCTGGAACAGGCAGCCGTCGGCCGGGAAGAGGAACTCGCCCAAATAGCAGAAGACCTGCACGGCGCCCGCATGGAACTCGCCAACCTCATCGACCAGCGCGACGGCCTCCAACAACAACTCGCCGCCCTCGACGCCGACAACGCCCAACTCCTGCGCGAACTCAACCTGCTACGCAAACAGAACAACGCCGTGCAGCAAACCGACGAAACCGAACACAGCGGCCTGACCGTCGCCGACATCAACTACGATGCGGCATTTATCGACGAAGTCGCCAAATGGGAGGCAGACCTGAACCGCAGCGTGCGCACCTTTCGCAAAGCGCCGCGACACATCCGGCTCGAGATCGCCCGCCGCACCATCGAACAACTCAAAACGCAAAGCCTCCCCCCGGGCGAACCGCCCACCCAGGACTACTTCGACGCCCGCAAACCCAAGTGGATGCCCCAAGCCGTCTGGCTCTCAAAATCCCTCGAACTCTCCTGGCCAGAACTCTGCAGCGGAGCCAGCAACGGAGCCAGCAACAATGACTGACACCGAACGCCAGATCACCACACGCCAGCGACAATGGGCCGAACTGCCGCCCGCGCAGCGTATCCAACGCATCCACACCGCCATCCTCGGCGTCGTCGACCTCGCCCGCTGGCGTCGCAAAGAACAGCAGCGCCAACTCGCCGCCCAACCCCAGAAAGCCAAGAGGTATGAGCCCCTATGAGCGATCCCAACGCACCCGCATACGGGCGCAACTACGACGGCAGACCTGGCGACATCCTGACCCGCCTGGAAGAAATACTCGCCAGCACGCCCCCCACCGCGCTGACCACCCGACCCATCCGGCGCGCCATGCTGCAGGCAGTTATCAACGAAATCAAACGACTGCGCTCCGAACTATCGGCGCACCAGAACCACAAAGGAGACTGACCATGGAAGACAAGGAATACTCAGGCTGGTTCTACATCGCCCTCATCATCGGCATCGTCGGCCTGCTCGGCTTCTTCCTCGTCGCCGCCGGCGCAGGAGCCGGCCTATGACCCCCCTGTGCTGGACGCTGGTCGCCGGCGCATTGCTCATCGGCGCGGGGCTCACCCTGCTCCTGTGGACAGTCTGCCGCATCAGCGGCGCCCACGCCGAAGCCGAACACAGCCTGGAAGAAAGCGACAGCGCCTCATGATCACCGACCGCATGCAGGCCAACATGCTTTATCGCTACTTCATCCAGGACGAAGACTGCGCCGACCAGATCGACCTATCCCTCTGGAAATGGCCATGGCGTGAAATCTTCCTCCACGCCGAACGCGAAAGCGACGCCTACGGCGGCGTCATCCTTGGCGTTGGCCGCCGCGAATTCCTGCGCCAGGCCGTCAACCTTGTCGCGGGCAGCGACGAAGACGCTTCCCGCGTCTGGTGGGCCACCATCCAGGACAGCACCGAAGAAATCCACTACCCCACCCTCGCCGAACTCGCCGAAACCCTCCCGCCCGTCCGCTGGCTCTGGCCCGGCTGGATTCCCCGCGGCATGATCTCACTGCTCGGCGCATACCAGGGCACCGGCAAATCGTATTTCGTCATGGACCTGGCGCGCACCGTCATCCACGGCGGACCCTGGCCGGATGGCACGCCCGCCGAACGCATCGGCACCGTCATCTATATCGATGCCGAAGCCATTCCCCAGGTCAACAATGAACGTGCGATCAAGTTGCAGCTCAACCGCCACAAGCTCTACCTGCTGATGCCGGGAAACGGCGAATTGCTGGACCTCACCAACGTGCGCTGGCAGAACCGACTCACCGACATGGTGCACGCCGTCAAGCCCGAACTAATCATCATCGACAGCTACAGCAGCATCAGTTCCTCCGGTCAGAACAGCGTGGAGGACACCGCACGGCTGCTCGCCTACCTCACCGGCCTGGCCAGCATGGCCGACGCAGGCTTCCTCGTGCTGCACCACCTGCGCAAGCCGCCTGGCGGTCAGCTTAGCCTGCCCGGCATGTCCGTGCATGACTTCCGCGGCTCCGGCAACATCACCGCGATGGCGCGCAGCGTGATGGGTCTCTCCGTCGTCCAGAACGGCCGGCAGTTCAGCCTCAACGGGCCGCGGCGTCTCGACCTGGTCAAGACCAACCTGGGACCCTACCCGGACCCGCTCGGCATCGAGATGCAGACCGCAGAAGACCTCGTGCAATTCAAATACGGCGCAGCCCCCAGCTTCGACGGCAGCGATGCCGAACCGGATCCCGCCGAATGGCTGATCGACTACCTGGAAAGCAACGGGCCGACACAGTACCGTGACCTGCTGGCCGATGCCGAAGCCGAGAACATCAGCAAGTCAGCACTCTACCGTGCGCGCAAGAAGCTGGGCGGCCGGGTCGTAGACAGCAAGGGCAAGCGCAGTACCGGCAATCAGTGGATGCTCGCCGAGCAGGAAGGCGAGATCGACGCAGACGAGGACGGCGCCGACGATGAAGCCGAGAAAGTGTAACCAAATAGGTAACGGAGTCGCGGAGTCGCGGAGT